GGGCATCAACTCTAAAATCAGAGGTGGAGAAGTGCAACACACAGGTGTTGTCCCATTTCTCAAAAAGTTTGAGGCAACTGTCCGATGCTGCACTCAAAATGGCATCAGAGGTGGATCAGCAACTGTTCACTTCCCAATCTGGCATCAAGAGATAGAAGATATTCTTGTTCTTAAAAATAATAAGGGCACAGAGGACAATCGTGTTCGCAAACTTGACTATTCAATTCAGATTAGTAAGTTGTTCTATGAGAGATTTATTCAAGACGGAGAAATTACGCTTTTCTCCCCACATGATGTACCTGGACTTTATGATTTTTTTGGGACGGATAGATTTGATAATTTATACGTACAATATGAACAAGATCCGACCATTCCGAAGAAAACTCTTAAGGCACAAGATCTTGTTCTCAACCTCCTCAAGGAACGTGCTGAGACGGGTCGTATCTATATTATGAATATTGACCATTGCAATTCTCACTCATCCTTCAAGGATAAGGTTGAGATGAGCAATCTATGTCAAGAAATCACATTACCTACTTATCCAATTCAACACATTGATGATGAGCATGGTGAGATTGCCCTTTGCATTCTTTCGGCAATCAATGTTGGTAAGGTGAAGTCAGATGAGGAACTTGAGGAACTCTGTGATCTTTCAGTCCGTGGATTGGAAGAACTTATTGATTATCAAAAGTATCCCGTAAAGGCAGCAGAGATTGCTACAAAGGCACGTAGATCGCTTGGAATCGGTTTCATCGGTCTTGCACACTATCTTGCTAAACTTGGATTCAAATACGATTCTCAGGAGGCCTGGGATGCTGTGCACGGACTCTCAGAGTCCTTTCAGTATTATTTGATTAAAGCATCCAATCAACTCGCAAAAGAAAAGGGATGGTGTGAAAACTTTGGTCGCACTAAGTATGCTGATGGAATTCTTCCCATTGATACATACAAGAAGGATGTAGATGAAATTTCTTCTATCAAACTTCACCATGATTGGGAATCACTTAGATCATCTGTGTTACAATACGGTCTCAGGCACTCAACACTGTCCGCACAGATGCCTTCGGAGAGCAGTTCCGTTGTGTCAAATGCAACCAATGGAATCGAACCTCCTAGAGGGTACTTGTCCATTAAGAAGTCAAAGAAGGGGCCACTCAAGCAGATTGTCCCCCAGTATCAAACTCTTAAGAACAATTATACTCTTCTGTGGGATATGCCTAGCAATCGTGGGTACATCAATATTGTTGCTGTTATGCAAAAATTCTTTGATCAGGCAATTAGTGGAAACTGGTCCTATAACCCAGAAAATTATCCAGATAATGAAGTCCCTGTTAGCATAATGGCTCAAGATTTTCTGACCACGTATAAGTATGGGTGGAAGACATCTTACTATCAAAATACCTATGATATTAAAACTGATGAGGTTGTTGAAGAACCCAAACTTGAAAATCTCCTAAATGATATTTTGGGGTCTGAAGAAGAAGACTGTGAATCTTGTAAAATTTGAGTTTCATAACAATTCAAACACTTAAATATTTTATGTGATCGTGAGTTCAATTAACCAGAGGAAAAGTATGGAGTACAACTTTGTGACACCTGAAGAGCAAAAGATTAAAGGAATGACAGTTTTTAATACTGAGAAGGTGAATACTAAAAAGCAACCAATGTTCTTCGGACAACCTTTAGGGGTTCAAAGATATGACTCATACAAGTATCCTGTATTCGAAAAACTAACAACTCAACAACTTGGTTATTTCTGGAGACCTGAGGAGGTTTCCTTGCAAAAAGATCGTGGTGATTATCACACACTTCGTCCAGAGCAGAAGCATATCTATACTTCAAATCTGAAGTATCAAATTATGCTTGATAGTATTCAAGGACGTGGGCCTGGAATGGCATTTCTTCCATATTGCTCACTTCCTGAACTGGAAGCATGTATGGAAGTGTGGGGATTTATGGAAATGATTCATAGTCGTTCCTATACCTACATTATTAAAAATGTGTATTCGGATCCCTCCGAGGTATTTGATACAATCATCAACGACGAACGCATTCTGGAACGTGCTGAGAGCGTTACAGAGTCATATAATGACTTCATTAATTCAGCACAACATTATGGATCATCCAATGCTTGGATGCATCAACTTGAAGGAGTACACTACGCTAAAGAAACACTCAACGATGTTAAAAGAAAACTCTACAGAGCAATCGCAAATGTTAACATTCTTGAAGGTATTCGGTTCTACGTTAGTTTTGCTTGTTCTTTCGCATTCGGTGAACTTAAGCTTATGGAGGGATCAGCTAAAATCATCTCTCTCATTGCAAGAGACGAAAACCAACATTTAGCAATCACTCAAAATATTCTGAATAAGTGGAAGGAAGGTGATGACCCAGAGATGAGACAAATTGCAAAGGAAGAAGAGGAGTGGGTTTATGCAATGTTTGATCGTGCTGTAAACGAAGAAAAGAAATGGGCAGATTATCTTTTTAAAGATGGTTCAATGATTGGTTTGAACGATAAACTCTTACAGCAGTATGTTGAATGGATTGCAAATCGTCGAATGAAAGCAATTGGACTTAAACCACAATACGATATTTCAGCAAATAATAACCCACTTCCTTGGACGCAGCACTGGATTTCTTCAAAAGGACTTCAGGTGGCTCCACAAGAAACGGAAGTAGAGTCTTATGTAGTTGGCGGAATTAAACAAGATGTTACCAAAAATACTTTTGCAGGATTCCAATTATGACGAATGGTGCGAACAGATTATTCTGAACGCATACCAAGAAGCTGCGGAATGTGACGAATATTTGTTTGGAGATTATGACTATTCTAAAGAATGGATAAGTAATAATTCCTATATAGAGGAGGAATAACCTCCTCTTTTTTATGATTCATATTACGGACATATATTCATTACAAGCAAAAATTCACAAATTAAAGTTCCGGGTTAACGATGAACAAATATCTGATCACGAGAAATGGATGGTCAATAAATATCTGAACGAAGTTTTAGATTATATTGATGAGTTGCGATTATCCTAATCCATGGTATTATAGAGGTGAGCCATTTCTATCAGAACACATTGGTGACTACTATGGATTTGTTTACTTAATCGAAAACAAACTTAGTGGTAGAAAATATATTGGAAGAAAATACCTTTGGCAGTTTCGAACTCCCAAAGGTAAAAAACGCAAAGTAAAATCAGAATCTAATTGGAAAGAATATTATGGGTCTTGTCCGGAACTTAAAGAAGACATTATCAAATTTGGCAGAGAAAATTTTAGTCGAACTATCTTATCATTACATAAAACAGTTGGCAAAACAAACTTCGAAGAAACAAGACAGTTATTTGCCAACAATGTTCTCACAGAATCTCTTGACAACGGAATCCCAGCGTTCTATAATAGCAACATCCTCAGTAGATACTTCCGAAAAGATTATTATGCAAACACAGATTGAAACGGTAGTTAAGATTCGTGAATGGTCAATTGATAGAATTCATGAACTTGCAGATACTGGAGACATTGAACAACAATTTGATGCTGTAGCAATTGCTGAAGAATTTGATGAGTGGATCAATCCTCCTGAGGGAACAAAGCAACTCAAATGTCTTGTGATTGAAAGAATTGAAGATATGGATATTTGACAAATCCTAAATAATCACTTATAATGTTAAAATCCCACTTTAAGAGTGGGATTTCTCATAATGAGACTTTGAGTTTGATTTAGAGCCGTGGGATCTGCCTCTTGAGAAAGAGGAAGTGCGCTTTTCCTATACGGATGTAGAGTTCAATTAAAATTAGTGCAAAATTTCTTTACTGTAGCCCTGCCTCTTCTGGCAACGGTTACAACCACAACGGCAACACTGCCTTCAGTGTTTCCCCCTCCACCAGTGAATCAACCACCTTTCGCTATTGTTCCTGAGGGGCCTACATCAAAGACAGCAATCCGCGAGGTTGCTCCCGAAAAACCTAAAGAGACAAGGTTAATTTGTAAAGGGTGTAATGAACATGAGAATGCTACCCTGGCATACTTCCAGGATCGTGGTATTAAAGACAGAAACGCCCTTGCTACCATCATGGGCAATATTAAACAAGAGTCTACTTTTGTTCCTAATATTTGTGAAGGTGGTAGCAGAACCAGTTACGGTAACTGCTGGCGCGGTTAC